AGGTCTGTAGAACTTTCCACCTACATAGTTATTGTAGTAGGCTGGTTCGTCTGTTCCCTCCAGTGTAGATGTCAGCACATGATAGATCATCTGATAATAACACTCATAGTATCTTAGACTTCTTTTGTTTTTATATTCACCGACAATCTGGAAGCGGAACTGCTTCTTGCCCAGCCTCTTGATCTCTTCATTGAGATGCTTGCTTGACCCGGTATAGACCTTCCAGTTTGATTCAACCTTCTTCCCCTTTCTGGTAACAAAGTACTGCTTGCATCCTATGTAAGCCTTCTTTGTTTTCTTGTGAGTTATTCGATAGACAAAACCAAAATGACTTTTGATGTCAGGATTCTTTTTATATTCCCAATGCATTACCAGTTGACTACTTCTTCCACATCAGGTTCTTTCCCAACTCTAGTAAGGTATCTCTTGCCCTTTGCATAGCTAAAGACACGCAACCCCCGACCTTTATTAGCATCAGACCAGCACTCCCGTTTATGGCTACAATAAATGCAGCCAATAGAAAGCTTATAGTTGCCAGACTTGCCATCAGGAACATCGGAATAGCACCTGTCAGGCATACTACCTTCACTAACCATTCCCTTGAGGTGCTGTATCCTTCCTTTAGCATTGATCATATCCATTTGATGTATAGGGGTAAGGCATATCTCTCCTGTTGATTTATTGATTGCAAGAAATGCAGCACGATCAACCCCATTGGCCTGGGCATATGCTGATATCTGTGCTATGTATCCGAATGGATCGTCCTCTGTGACCCTGTTGTATTTAAACTTGTCAAACCCGGGACCACTAGCTGACTTGCAGTCAACCAGGACATCATCTATCATTGAGTCCTGATGTCCCTTGACACCCTCCAGAGTAACTTCCTTCTGTTGTTCAGTAACCTTGTGTCCTGAAATGGAAGAACACAGAAGAAGTAACTCCTCAAGAATATAACCATAAAGAAACTTGATCCTTGTGGAGGGTTTCAGTTCAGCATCAAGCAGTGGTTTGTTAACGTCATACCATAACTGTCTGTCTGGTTTACCTATGGCAGACAACCTCAGATTGCCACGATCTCTGGGCTTTTCATACAGAAAGTCCTTGATGTGTACCTTCAACATATCACCAAAAGTATCTATATGTTTATCTACTTCCTCTTCGTCCATATCAATGGGATCAAGAGTAAACAGATTGTATATGTCCTCTACTAGTGTTTCTATCTGTTTCATTATAAATAATGGGGGAGCATCGAAACCGCAAACGACACTCCCCCTCTCCTGTCAGATGTTAAAAGGGTACTCGCTCTTCCTGCACATAACCACCTTCTACGGGTTCAAAATCACCACCATCATTGTATTCAATAAAATCTACAATCTGTACTTTTTGAAGGTCCGCAGATACACCTGACTTACCACCATAATCCCAATCAAAGGGAACAGCTTTAACACTTACAGTACTTCCATTGGCAACCAGCTTGCCATCCCATAGATTATTCTGTGAATCCATTACGACAGGTGGCCGGTTTTGCTCCCCATTTTTACGGATGACATTACGTTTGATTGTTACGAAGTCTCCCTGATCATCTCCCCTGTTTCGGATGGGAAGGTTAGCAGCTTCGATAACAGAACGATTGTTATCGTCTACCTGTATGTTGATTTTCCACGCATGGGGATCATACCTGGTATTGGGTTCAGTAATCGAAGCGTAATAACACTTGCCGGTAATAAAAATAGGATCTTTTCTACTCATTCTATTCTCCTTTGATGCCGCACCACTGCGACTGTGAAGGGGGACGATTCCCCAGTTGTCTACTACTAACTAAACAACAGATATATTATAGCACATAATAATACATATGTCAACGTCTTTTTTCATAATCTTCTAAATAATTTAATGCCCTCTTTACATAGTTAATATTATCTTCAAAAAAACCTAACGCTGAATTACACTTATTACATAGCCATCCTTTAAAGGCTCCTGTTTTATGGTCGTGATCTAAAACAAATGGAGATGTTTTTCCGTTTGTTTCTGGAATAATTTGTTCAGGTACCTTAAAACAAATCGGACACTTATAATTTTCATCAGGATAAGCATGTGTTTTTTTCAACTCAGCTACTTGTTTCATTTTTTTTTGTTCACATTTTTTACATATATTCATTCTCACATGGTTGTTTTTAATATCCCTTCTCCCTAAAGTTATAAAGCTTTCAAGGGATTTTTCCTGTTTACATTTAATACAAATCTTAGTACCTTTAGACCTATCAATAGATTTATTGGTATGAAAAAACTCTAATTGATTGTACATCAATGCGTTTCTGCCCAATTATTTCCAACTTTATAATCGGAATCAAGATCACACCTGAAACTGAATACCTTCTGTGTCTGATACATGGCATCCTTTGTAATCTGTGTGAACCTCTGTATGTCTGGACGTGCTACCTCGAACTGATACTCATCGTGTACTGAGGCAACAAGTTGGACATCAAGACCAGCCTTTGTTATTCTGCGATCCATCTCCACCAGCCACTGCTTGCAGATGATTGCACCTGCACCCTGCAAGAGAGTATTGAGTGCTGCATGTTCATACCTTATCTGTAGCAGCCTGCCATCAAGACCCTTTATGTACCCTCTCTTGGCTGCTTCCTTTATGTTAGATCGCAAGACACGTAAGGCTGGCATGTTTGTCAAGAACTTTTTAATAAGCTGTTGACCAGCCCCTGATCCTCTACCTACTACCTTGCCTATCTTTGCTGCACCTGCACCATAAAGAAAAGCATAGATGAAAGTCTTGGCCTGATCTCTTGTCTTTAATCCTGCTGCCCTCTGATTGGCAGTATGTACATCACCAGTAAGAACCTCATTGGTAAACGAGGCATCATCCATATAGTGGGCAAGACACCTCAGTTCCAGACCAGAAGCATCAGTACCTACTAGCTGGTGTGTCTCTGGATTGGAGACTGTCCATAGTTCCCTGCACTCCTTGCCATAAGGACTATAGCCTGCTGGTACCTGTGCCATGTTGGGACTGTGGTGTGCCATCCTTCCTGTTACAGTACGAAGGGTAAGGACTTTCCCATGTACCCTGTCGTTCTCATCACACTCCTTTATCCATGCCTTGAGAAGTCCTGTCCGTTTCTGCAAGAGGAAATATCTGTTGAACATCTCAGCTTCTGGTATCTTTTTAATCCTGGACAGGACATCTTCATTAACAATAATATTATCCTTGTCGGTATACCTCGTAGGTTTCCAACCTAACTCCATGAGACGTTCAGCTATCTGTTTGCGGCTTGCTATATTGAATGGGATCTCCTTGACTTTTGTTTTCATCTGTAGTTTGACAGGAGGAAACGTCTGATCAGCCCACTCCTCAAGCTTGTGCTTTTCGTCTTCCAGCTTTGCAAGCAGGAGTTGTCCCTTCATCAGGTCAAAAGCAAAACCATTCTCCTGTTGTTTATCAATAATTACCCTGATGTTTCTCTCCAGTTCATAAGCTTTCGACGAAAAGTTTTTACCTTCTGTCTCAAGCTGGGCAGCAAGCCTCCTTGTAAGTTGCGTATCACGCAGACAATAGAGAAGCATGTCCTGACTATACTCTTTGAAATCATTAAAGTCTCCCTTTTTAAAGCTTAGTCTCTTGCCCCACGACTCAAGAGAGTGTCCACCGTCACGAACAGGGTTGTACAATTGTGATTCAATTAAAGTATCCCTTACCTGTTCACGTCTTATTCTGGTATTTAGAAGTCGGTTGAGAACAGGTGCGTCAAAGCTTAACCCGTTGTGCATTATGAATTCGTCTACTCCTCTAGCCCACTCAGGAAATCTTTTACATCCATCCCCAACCCACTGCCATGTCTGACCTGTATAATAATTCTGTGCTACTATACAGTGTATCTTTGTTGCGTTGAGTGCGTCAGTCTCTATATCAACTACTGCTTTCATATGTCATATCCACTTCGTAAGCATCACCTACATTTACATGGAAAAACTTTTCACCTTTTCTTATGTTTCGATTGGAGGCTTCCTTTACTTCTGCTTCAAGCAGTGTGTTGCCGTCTATGTGCCATGCCCGTGTACAATCATGATTGAATACAACGAAAGTCAGAAGATCTTCCGGGCAAGTATCTTTCCATTTGTTAAGCAGCCTAAGTTTTCGATAGGGTATTCTTATTTCCTTCCAACTGTCAGGCCAGTCACTCCTCCAGGAATATTTTATTTCCACTTCATAGAGATGTCTGGGTAGACCATGATCAACAAAAGATATTATATCAAAGAAAGTTGTTTCATTACTGCTTATATTGGCATGATCTTTTTCTTTGAGCCAGCCAATCATACACTCCTTGGCTTTGGAATCT